GGGGTGGTGAAGATAACAACCCACCTGTTTATGGTAAGATTTTCGTTTGTGTAAAACCAAAAGACGCAACTAAATTAACTACTGGTCAAAAATCAAATTTAATTTCCACTATTCTTGCTAGCAAGAATGTCGTTTCAGTTATCCCTGAAATTGTAGATCCAGAGTATATTAATATTTCACTTGACGTCAAGGTATATTACAACGAACGTGAAACTACAAGATCCAAAGCTGAGATCGAATCTATTGTAGTAGATACAATTTTTGCATATGATGATTCAGACCTGCAAAACTTTGATGGTGTATTCCGCTTTTCAAAATTGTCTCGCTTAATTGACGGCTCTGAAGTTGGTATTATCAATAACATTACCAACGTGACTCTACGTAGAAAACTACAACCACGTTATAATGTTTCCGCTCAATACCTAATCAATTTAATCAACCCAATTTATACCACTGGATTACCAGAGGGTGCAGTAACTACTACTGGCTTCTATATCTACGGTAGTGATTATCTACACTACATCGATGATGATGGTCTTGGTAAACTTCGTTTGTATCGTTTCGGTACTAATGCTGATAAAATTATCGTTGATGATGCCATCGGTGCTGTTGATTACCTAAAGGGTGTTCTCGATATTCGCAACCTACATATCGTAGCTTTAGCTGATGTTGATTTTGAGATCTCAATTAAACCATCTTCAAATGACGTTGTTTCTGCTCTGACTCAAATCGCTGAGATTGCCAGAGATCATTTAACTGTTACAGCAATTCCAGATAAGTCTGCCAATGGCGACTTACGTGGTGGATACAATTACAAATTCTCTTCTAGCAGAACATGATTAGCAAACCAAAAATCTCTTCTCTCTTAGCGAGCCAGTTACCTGAGTTCGTTAGAGAAGACCATCAGACGTTTGTGACATTTCTACAAGCGTACTATGATTATCTGGAGACACAAACTCCAGATATTAAAACGCTCAGAGATTTAGATACAACATTAGACTCATTCCTAAAGCATTTTAAGAATGAATTGGCAGTAAACTTGCCAAACACAGTTGTATCTGAAAAGTTCTTACTACAGCATATCAAAGAACAGTACCTTGCAAAAGGTTCTGAGGCTTCATTCAAGCTATTATTCAGATTGATGTTCAATAAGGATGTCACTGTTGAGTATCCTTCCAAACAGATTCTCCGTGCTTCTGATGGTAAGTGGAACCAAGACGTTTCTATTATTTGTAAAATCTTAACTGGACACCCTGACCAAATTATTGGCAAGATGGTTGACGTTATTACGCCAAATAGAATTGTTCGTGTTCTAGTTGATCGTCGTCAATATGTTGAGATTGAAGTGGAACGTGCAGTTCAAATCTCCGAAGACACTTACGAATTTTATATCGATCGTCGCTTCTTTGGTAATATCTCTATCGGCGATAGAATCCGTTATCAGACTGAAGACATCTACTTCACAGCTGAAGTAATGGCAACTACTGGTAAGTTGCAAGTTCTTTCTCCAGGTACTGGTTTTAAAATCGGACAACTATACCCAATCAAGAATGGTAAGGGGTTTGGTTCGATTATGAAAATCACCAGAACCAGTTCTGTTGGTGGTATTATTTCTGCAGAGTTTATTAAATTCGGCACGGGATATAGCACGGATTTTACATCAACCATTTACGCAGACTTGGGACAATCATCCAGTGGTACTGGTGGATCATCCTTACAAGTTATCGGCGGTAATATTTCTATCACTGAAACGACAGATGGTTTCTCTGAAGCTGGTATTATCAACAGATCAGATTACTCAACTGCGATTGATGGTACATATGCTGGTGAAGTTCTCCGTGAATTTGGAGACCAAGCTGCAGCTATCCAAAGCCCGTTCGAACCCGCTGTTATTAAAGTAAGTCTTGGTCCGCTTGGTAAATATCCTGGATATTACATCAACAACGATAGCTTCTTGAATGATGCAATTTACATTCAGGATAGCCGTTACTACCAAGCATTCTCATATGTTCTAAAGATTGATGAGCTATTAGACTCATACAAATCTGCAGTTAAGGCTCTCGTTCACCCAGCTGGTATGGCTGTTTTCGGTGAATATGATATCCGTAACGAATTTGATATTGCTCTCGAATTAGAGTCAATGATCAAAATTCTTGCTGTAAATCAGCAAGATGAAGTATTCGCTGACGACGCTATTACTGATATCTTCTTGACCAAAGGGTTCGAAGATACAGTATCGCTTATCAATGATTTTGTTTCTTCCAAGGGATTTGGTAAATATCTGGAAGATTCGTCTTCATATTCAGATGAAATATCAACTAAAACTTTTGGTAAGGGTTTAACTGGTGTTGAGCACTTCGTTTATCCAACAGAAGCTATTTCATCAAGAGATTTCGGTAAGCGTTTGGACGACTATCCTGTTGCCAATGATGCAATCTCTGCCAAAAATTTCGGTAAAGCACTACAAGATATTCCTGTAATTACCGAGATGCCTTACCTAAGCATGACTAAATATATTGACCCTACAATTTCTGGGGTTGATACCGCATCAGCAGTAGACGCTGGTGGATTTATTATTATCAACCCTTATGCCGACGCTGGGTGGTTCCTAGAGCAATATGTCGGCGAATCAATTAACTTTTAATCAGGAGATTATAAATGGATCTAAATGAAAATCTAAAAATGAAGGGTGAATTGTCTATTGTTGTTCGTGGAGAAGACGGACAAGTTAAAAAGACATTACACGTACCTAACTTAGTTGTAAGCGTAGGTAAAAACTACATCGCTTCACGTATCGTTGGTACTGCCTCTACAATTATGTCACATATGGGTATCGGTACTGGTACTGGTACTCCTGCAGCTGGTGATACTACTCTTGGTACTGAAGCTGGTCGTGTTACATTGGCTTCTGGTACTGCATCTACAAACACTGTAACTTATACTGCTACTTTCCCAGCAGGTACAGGTACTGGTGCGATCACTGAAGCTGGCGTATTTAACGCTAACTCTGCAGGTACTATGCTTTGCCGTACTACTTTCCCAGTTGTTAACAAAGCAGCTGGTGACTCTATCGCTATTACTTGGGTTGTTACAGTAAGCTAATCTTAAAGAAACTGCGCAATGGCAAATTCATCGCTATTAAAATCCGCTTTACATAACTCAATTGCTGAGGGGTTGTATAACGAGATTTCCACACGTTCATCACGTTACTATTATTTTCTAGGGAAGACTCTAGAATGGGAAAATGAGGTTCTTCCTCCTTTTCCAATTGATAGCTTCGACTACGAGCTACAGACACGTAACGAAATTATTACAATGAAAGAAATTAAGTCTACTGATGTGGCATTTATTGTCAATCGTATCGACTGGACTTCTGGTACTGTTTATGATATGTTCGATGATCATTATAGCGATGAATTGGATGGCATCAATCTAATCTCAGGTGGTTTTGGTTATGCAGATCCTCCTACTGTGACCATCACTGGTGGTGGCGGTACAGGAGCCACTGCAGTTGCTTCTATCGTTGAGGGTGTTGTAATTGATATCACCTTAACACGTGCTGGTCGTGGATATACATCTAAGCCGACAGTATCTTTAACTGGCGGTGGTGGTGAAGGTGCTTTAGCTGAAGCTAACATCGGCGTAGCTACTAGTGGTGCAAGAAGAATTGAAGATTGTTACAATTATGTAATGACTGACGAATTCAACGTCTACAAATGTCTTGATAATGGTCTTGGCGCTGCTTCTACTTACAAGCCAGTTGGTACTGTTGTAGATCCAGTTATTATGCCAGACGGATACATGTGGAAATACATGTACAGTATTCCTATTGCTTTGCGCAATAAATTCTTAACTGATGTGTACATGCCAGTTGTTACTGCTCTTCGTGGACAGTTCTATTCTAACGGCACTGTATCAACTGTGCTGATTGATTCTGCAGGTAAAGATTACACATTCGCTTCTATCACAATTCAAGGTGATGGTTATAGAGAATCTGATCCATTGTTTATTACTGGAACTAACCTAACATTGAATGGTTCAGGTTATGCATCAGGTGCTACAGTTTCAGTTGCTCCACCATTTAGTTCAAACGTATGGACTTCTGGAGTTTCTGTATTGTTGGGTCAAAAATTAAATTATAGTGGTAACATTTATGAAGTGACTCTTCCAGGTATCCTTAATACTCCAGCCCCAGTGCACAAATCTGGTATTGTATCCAGTGGTACTGCTGCTCTTAAGTATATCGGATCAACTGCAAAAGCAGTTGCTAACATCGCCAGTGGTTCAGTTACTAGCGTAAGTTTAGTTGGTGGTGTTCGTGAAGTCAACATATCCAATGGTGGTTCTGGATATACATCGGCTCCAGTTATAACTTTCGCTAACGGTAGTGGTTCAGGTGTAGTGGCAAGTGCTGTTATGTCTGGCACTTCTGTTTCTCATATCGTTATTCAAGACGCTGGCGACAATTACACTGATGTTCCAAATGTAATATTCGGGACAGGCTGGTCTCCTACTACAGCTTTGACTGTAGGTAAACAAATTTTCTATTCAAATAGACTGTACACAGTTACTGGCGCTGGAACTACTAATACGACTCCACCAACACATACTACTGGTTCTGCAACGAATGGTACTGCAACATTGGTTTATGCTGGTGTAGTTGCTTCTGGTTCTGCAGTATTGCGTTTCGGTGCTGGATATTCTTCATTACCAGAAATGCTTATCACTCCAGTTTCTGGTGGATCTGGCGCTGCTGGTTATTTCTCAGGTGTTAAATCTGAAGCTAAATTGATTCCAGTACTTAGCGATGGTCAACTAATCGGTGTTCAGATTGATGATGCTGGTGTTGGTTATACTTACGCAAACTTAAACGTAACTGGCGATGGTACTGGTGCTCAATTATCAGCCGACTTATCTCCAGGTGATATTAACACTCTACAAGCCAATACTGAATTATTGACACCTGATGGACGTATTATGTCCTGCCGTGTTACTTCTGGCGGTTTTGGTTATGCAGCTGCATCTGTCGTAATTGATGGCGATGGTACTGGCGCTGCTGCTGAGGCAGTTATCGAAGGCGGTAAAATTAAGAAGATCCGTATGACTTCTTATGGTACAGGTTATCGTTGGGCACGTATCACTATTACTGGTAACGGGTCTGGTGCTAAAGCTAGAGCTATTATTACTGTTTATGGTGGTCATGGTAAAGACTCTGTTAATGGTCTTTATGCTCGTTCACTAATGTTTTACACTAACGTGTCCAAAGATAAAAATCAAGGATTCAGCGTAAACAACGACTTCCGCCAAGTTGGTATTATTAAGAACCCGAGAAAATACGGAACTACGTATGCATTGGATTCTGCAATCGGTTCTGCATGTTTCGTTGTCACTGGCGATATCAACTTAGCTCAATTCAAGCAAGATATGATCATCCGTTTATCATCTAACAATGCTAGATTCAGAATCGTTAACTTAAATGCAACATCAGCATTAGTACAATCGTTGGACAATTCACCACCTGCAATTGGTGGTGTTATGGTCAATGAAGCAGCAAATACTTTTGGTATTTCTGGAGTTACTGCTCCAACTGCTGATAAATATTCTGGAGACTTACTGTTTATCGACAATAAGCAAGCGTTCACTCCAACGCAAGACCAAACAGTTACTCTACGAACTGTTATTAAGTTCTAATAAATATAGTAATTAACTTAGAAGATAAGAGCAAAAATGATTGATTTCAATACCGAACCGTATAATGACGACTACGATGAGAACCAAAAGTTCTATCGAATTCTGTTCCGTCCAAGTTTCGCTGTTCAGGCTCGTGAGCTAACTCAGCTCCAGACAATTCTACAAAAACAAATTTCCCGCCACGGAGACCACGTATTCAGTCAAGGTGCAATGGTCATCCCTGGACAAATCTCCCTTGATACCAATGCACAATATGTAAAACTTCAACCACTATACAATGGTGTTGCAGTTGAAACTTTCTTGTCACATCTACAAGACAAGACTATTGTTGGTAGTAGCGGTTTGGTTGCGGAAGTTATCAAAGTACAAAGCCAAGAAACTTCTGAGCCTACAACTATTTACGTTCGTTACAAGAACTCTGGTACTAATGGTACCACTAAAGTTTTTGCGGATGGCGAAACAATTTCAACTCAAGATGGCGCATATGACTTCCAAGCTGAAGTTAGTGGTGCCACTGGCGTAGGATCAATCGTTACTATCGAGCGTGGTGTTTACTACGTCAATGGTCACTTCGTTCTAGTTGACAATCATTCTCTTATCTTGGATAAGTATACAAATACACCATCATATCGTGTTGGTTTATCTGTAACTGAATCTGTAGTAACTCCTGAAGATGAAGAAACATTATTGGATAACGCACAGAACAGTTATAACTTCGCTGCTCCAGGTGCTCACCGATTCTTCATCGATCTCAAATTGGCAAAGCTGCCATTAGATTCTGTTCTGGACAAAGACTTCATCGAATTACTTCGCACAGACGAAGGTGTAAATCAGAAGTTAGTCAATAAGACTGAATATGCTGAGTTGGAAAAAACAATGGCTCGTCGTACATATGATGAGTCTGGCGATTATACTGTCCGTGAATTTGCCATCGACATTCGTGAACATCGTACAAACGATCGTGGCGCTTGGACAGGTACTACTAACTTTATCCTCGGTGACGTTGTTACCAGCGCTGGCAAGAAATATGTAGCTAAGAACAGTGGTTCTTCAGTTTCCACTGCTCCAGTTCACACTACTGGCACTGCATATGACGGTCCAGGATCGACAGGTATCAATTGGGAATACAATGAAAACCCAGTTTACAACCGTGGTATCTTTAAAGCAGGTGACGATTCCAAGCTTGCTGTTGGTCTAGAGCCAGGAAAAGCATACGTTCGTGGTTACGAAGTTGAAAAAATTGCAACTGAATATGTTGCAGTTAACAAAGCTCGTGAGTTCGTTCAGGCAGATAATGCGTTCATCACTGCGACAGTTGGTAATTTTATTTACGCAACTAACGTAAACAACCTTCCTCCAATCAACACTTTCGCAACAGTTGACTTGTACAATCAAGTAACTAGCGCAGCGGGACGTGGTACTGCAGTTGGTACTAAGGTTGGTACTGCACGTGTTCGCTTTATGGACTGGGATAACGGAACTATTGGTTCTGCATCTGCAGTTTACAAGACATCGTTGTTTGACGTTAAGATGGTAAGTGGTTATACATTTGACCGTCACGTTAAGTCTATTTTCTATAGCGGTGGTTCTCCTGCTGCCAGCTTCACTGCTGATATCAACCCTATCACTGCACAGTTGATTGGTTCTATCACTGCTGCAGGAACTGCAGTTACTGGTACTGGAACTTCTTTCCAAACAGACTTGATCGTCGGCGACTACATTTCAGTTGGCGGTTCTTTATACCGTGTTAGTGCAATTGCATCTCAAGTAGCGTTGACTCTTGGTGCTGCTCTAACTACAACTGGTTCAGCATACAGCTTGGTTAAGACTAAGTTATACGAATCTGATTACGACTCACTATTGTTCTCACTTCCTTACTATGCGGTTAAATCATTGCGTAGTGCTTTGGGAACTAACGATACGTCTTACGCTTCTTATGAGCGTTTCACTGGAACTACATCTTCTGCCTCAGGCGGTACTTGTGCTCTAACAGTTTCTACGTCTTCTGGTAGCATGGCTTCTGGTGCCGTGAATGGTAACTATGTATTGACTGACAATACAACTGGCAACATCATCCTACCGTCTAGCATCTCACCATCTGGTTCTTCAGTTACATTTACTTTACCAGATACTTACGCTTCACGCCCATTCGTTGTTATTGGTGCCGTCAATAAGACTGGTTCCACTAACACTGAAAAGACTAAGACTCTTAACAGCGCAACGATTGCGTTCACTACTCAAGGCGCAGCTACTGCTATCACATTACCACTTGGTAAGTCTGATGCTTGGAGAGTTGTTTCTGTTAAAATGAAGTCTGGCACTTTCGCATCTCCAGGCGCTACGTACTCTATCGACATTTCTGATCGTTACGACTTCGATAACGGACAGCGTTCTACATATTACGATATGGGTAAACTGACATTGAAGGATACATACGTACCACCTTCAGCTCCAGTTCAAGTTGTGTTTGAATATTTTACTCACTCAACTGGCGACTACTGCTCTGTTAACTCATACCCAGCTGAAGTTTCTTACAAAGAAATTCCTCCAGTACTACGTGACTCTCTGGACTTCCGTCCACGTATCGATGATGCAGGTTCTGTATTCAGCGGTTCTGGTTCTGCTACTTTGATTCCAAAGCGTGGTGCAGACGTTCGTACTGACTTCACTTATTACCTAGCTCGTAAAGAGAAAATCGCCATCGATCTGAATGGTAATTTCTTCAGCATCTCTGGAACATCATCTATCAATCCAGGTGAGCCAGAAGATCCAGCTACTGGTATGGTTCTTTACAAGTTGGCATTAGAGCCATTCACTTTCGGTACTTCTTCAAACAGTGTTGATATCAAGAAAATTGACAACAAGCGTTACACGATGCGTGACATCGGTAAGCTAGAGAAGCGTATCGACAACCTTGAATATTACACTTCCCTTTCTCTACTAGAGCAAGAAACACAGAACTTAAAGATCTCTGATTCTACTGGTCTTGATCGTCTGAAGAACGGATTCATTGTTGATAACTTCAATGGTCATGGCGTAGGCGCAACAAACTCCCCTGACTACAAGTGTTCTGTTGATATGCAGAAAGGTGAACTACGCCCATTCTACACAATGAACAACGTGAACATGATTGAGAAGAATTCAAATGACACTCAACGTGCTGCAAGTTTCTATGAGCAGAATGGTGACATTATCACTCTTCCAATTCTTGAGAACGTGGTTCTAGTTAAACAAGACTTCGCTTCTCGTCTTGAGAACATTAACCCATTCGCTATCTTCACTTTCATTGGTGACGTTAAACTAAATCCACCAGCTGATGAGTGGTTCGAAGTTAATCGTCGTCCAGACATCGTTACAAACGTAGAAGGTAATTTTACTACAGTTTCTACTCTGGCTGAAAAGTCTGGTGTACTTGGAACTATTTGGAATGCTTGGCAAACTCAGTGGTCTGGTACTCCAGTATCATCTGGTGTTCAGCGTTATGAAGCTGATCGCCGTTGGGGTGATGGTGGCGCTTCATTGGATAATCAATTCGGTCTTGGTCCAGAGGCTTCTGGTTGGGCGCATCGTGTTGTAACTGCTGAAGTTTTTGCAACTCAAGTTGGCCAATCTCGTACTGGTGTGCAAACATCTATCGTTACTAAAGTTGATCGTCAAGTTATTGCAGATCGTGTGTTGTCTTCTGCCGTTATCCCATACATCCGTTCAAGAAACTTGTTGATTCAAGTTCGTGGTCTAAAGCCATCTACTCGCTTCTACCCATTCTTCGATAACATTGACGTTTCAGCATATTCTACACCAGCATCTAAGATCACTTACACTGCTGGCTCTGGCGAATTTGACTTCGAAAAGAACGTTGGTGGTTTGTCTGCCGAAGCTGCTCGTCGTATTGCTGGCGATTCTCAGGTATGTTTGAACAAAGGTGACGTTATCACTGGTGTTACTTCAAATGCAACTGCAGTTGTTGTTGGTCGTGAAACTGATCCAGATACAGGTTCTACTGCATTGCTGGTGGTTAACATTATTGGTATTTTCCTAGCCAACGAACAGATTACAGGTTCTATCACTAACGCAACTGGTACAGTAAACTCTATCACAGCAGCTGCTATTGGTCAGTCTATCGTTTCCAATAAGAATGGTGATGTTAACATGTTGTTCAACATCCCAGATACTGACTCAGTTCGCTTCCGTACTGGTTCACGTGAATTCAAATTGGTTGATAATTCTGTTGCAACTGGTGATTACACTTCACGTGGTCGTACTCAATATCGTGCTGAAGGTATCGTTGAAACTCGTCAGTCACTTGTTAACGCTGTGCGTAATGCCGAGATCGTTCAAGAAACTGTTGATAGCGGTATTAACACTATCATTGAAACTAGCCAACGTGTTCTATCTGATACTGGCTGGTACGATCCATTGGCTCAGACATTCTTGGTTGATAACAAGGGTGGCGCATTCTTGACCAAAGTTGACATCTTCTTTGCAACGAAAGATACACAAATTCCAGTAACTATGGAAATTCGTGAAGTTGTAAACGGATATCCAGGCAAGCGTGTACTTCCGTTTAGCCGTGTAACTATGAAGCCAGAGCAAGTTAATCTTTCTTCAAATACTGTTGACCTAGATGGTGTTGCAACTGCTAAGTATGACACTGCAACTTCATTCGAATTCAAGTCACCAGTCTACGTTCAAGACGCTAGCGAATACTGTATCGTTCTAATCTCTGACTCGAACAAATACAAGTGCTGGATCTCTCAGGTTGGTGATACTGTCCCAGGAACTAGCCGTACTATTTCTGAACAACCATATGCGGGTTCATTGTTCAAATCTCAGAACGCATCTACTTGGACTACTGACCAAACTCAAGACTTGAAGTTCACGATTCACCGTGCCAAGTTTGATACTTCTGCGGTTGGAACAATTCAGTTCGTTAATGACGTATTACCATACTCAAAACTTGATACTGACCCATTCCAAACTACAACTGGTTCTAATATCGTTCGTGTATGGCACAGAGACCATGGTTTGGCTTCTGGATCTAAAGTAATCATTTCTGGCGCAAGCGGAACTCTAAACGGTATTCCTGCAGCTGAATTGAATGGTACTAAGACTGTTTCTAACATTGACTTGGATTCTTACACCATCTCTTCTACAACTGTTGCGACTGGTACTGGTTATTCTGGTGGTACTGCTATCCGTGCAACTGGCCAAGTTCAATATGATGCGGTTTATCCAATCGCTCAAGTTCAGTCTTTCTCTGAAACTTCTGTAACTTACGGTGTGAAAACTACATCTGGTCAGTCTGTAGATGGTACTGAAACTCCATACGTTCAGGATATCGGCTTCGGTGATTGCCTCGCCAACGAGAACAACTACTTCTACAGCCCACGTGTTGTCGCTTCTGAAGTTAATGAGAACACTTCCATGACTGGCAACAAGTCAGTTACTTTTGCGGTAAACTTCTCATCAACTAACGACTCATTGTCACCAGTTCTTGATACTCAACGTATGAGCTTGGTAGCTATCTCCAATAAGATCAACTCACCGACTCACGCAAATACCAATGTAACTCCAGTTGATTATACTACATTGTTCTCTGGAGCGACTGGTGCATTCACTTTCTCTGGCTCTACACTGTCTTCAACTGATTCTGCAGTTAGAAGCTTAGCCTCTACAGTTGCTATTGGTCAGTATATCCGAATTGCTGGGTCTACTACTTCTGGTAATAGCGGAACTTTCTTGGTAACTGATGTGTTCGATAGCGGTTCAGCTGTAACTATTACAGTTTCTGGCGTCACTTTCACTTCAGAATCTGCAATCACAGGAACTACAGTTTCTACTGTAAACTTGTTCGCTGACGAAATTACCCCAGTTGGTTCTTCTGCAGCTTCCAAGTATGTGACAAACGTAGTTAAACTGGCTCTGCCATCTACATTCGTTAAGATTCGTTTTGCAGCCAATGTTCCATCAAACTCTGATGTGGTTGTTTATTACAAGACGTCTCTTGGCTCTACTGGAACATTGGATAAGACTAAATATACTTTAGCTACTCCAGTTATTCCAGCGGTTAAGGTTGAAAACGGTAATGAAACATTCTACGATGTTGACTACGCAATTACTGGTATGAACCCATTTGACGCCATCCAAGTTAAATTGGTCATGAAGTCTACAAATACTTCTGCAATTCCAAGAATTAAAGACCTAAGAATTATTGCTTGCGCATAATGAACTACTTGAAAGTTACTGGACATGATGGTTTGCTTAGAGATACTTCTTCTCAAGCCATCATAAATACTAATGTATCGGAATATCAGAAT